CTTTGTCTGCCACGCGGATTTCTTCAATGGCTACCTGTTCCGCGATGGTCCAGAGGAAACGGAATTCATTGGGGCCGACAGTTGGCGGAAGCGGTGCGGGGGCAGCAAAGGTCCAGTCGCCATCTAATCCCGTTGCTGCCCAGCCTACATCCACCGGAGAGTCGTCTGGAACTTCAACCCGTTCAGCATCTTGCACAGTCGTGCTGATAATCACACCAGGCACGAACGCCACACCATGACTCACCACCACACCATTTTTTACGAAAACGATTTTCATTAGGTTCCTTCCAGTACCGAAATAACCGACGTGACGGTCGTGCCATTAGCGATGCTCACCGTCTGCCCTGCGCCGACGTACACCGTCGCTGTGGCGTTCCCGCTGGACGGGACGCACAGGATGTTGACGCCGTTGAGTGTGACGATTGCCGTTGAGCCAGTCGTGCAGGCGTCGATCAACAGCTTTGCATCAACTGGCGCGGTGTAGGAAATCGAAGCGGAAATACCTAATGCAGCAATTACTCCAGTTGCCATTTCTTCTCCACGTTAGTTAATTTGACGACGCGCGCTTGGGGCTTGGATGCCGCTCAGGATCGCTTGATTACCAACCACAGCCATACGCTGCCCAGGAGGCTGAGTACCATTCGCGTCCATAGAGAACGGCTGGACGAAGCTAGTCGCCAACGTCGCCATACCCATGAACTGAACCGGCACCGCCAGGCCTGCTGCTGCGCTCGCGGAAAACACACCGATAGGCGTGGTCTTCTGAGTGGCTTGCGGTACGGTGGCGATGGCCGCTAACTTCGGCACAACACCGGCGCCACCAGTCAGCGTTAAAGCCAGCGGCACGTTCGGATTCACCGGGCTTGCCGTCATGGGCAGGATGCAAGAAGGTGGAAAATTCACGGTGCCAGGATTCAGGCCAAGGGACGCAAGGGTGACCGTTCCCACCGGGTTTAACGAAGCGTCGAACACCGCCATTGACGTTCCCGTACCTGCGACCACGATGTGACCATTGCTCAGGATGGCAATCGCATTGCACTGCCCGACTTGGGTACTATTTGCCTGGTTCCGCATAGTTCCATTGCCGTTGCAATAGGTGATTTGTGCGCCGGTCGACAGTGCCGATACGATAACGGCGTCCGTTCCACGCGCAGCGATGGCACAGGCAGGATAGTTGCTGCTGCCGTAGCTTGAGGCCGTGTAAGAAGCACCGACCACCGCTCCGGCCGCGCTCCAAGTCGTCACAAGAGTCTGAGAGCCTGGGCCATAGTGCGGCGCGATAATAAATCCACCGCCGCTTAGGCCGACCGCTACCACCGTGCCGACGGTATTACTTGTAGCGAAGGTATTCGCAGTGACATTGGATTGCTGGGAAACGCCTGCGGCGTTAAATCGGGAGAAATACGTGTATCCGGTTGACCCGGCCATCGACAGCGCAGCGACTACGAATCCGCCGTCTACGAGGCTTGCAAGCGCAACGCCGCATGGACTGTTGAGGGTCAGGCCGGCCAAGCCCGTGGCCGCAGGCGCTTGTACTACAGCGCCGGCCGCAGAGTAGACCGCATATCGGCCAGTTGCTGACGCCGTAGCAATATACGCGACAGCGAAACCGCCACCGTTCAACGCGACAATCCCCAAGGCACTCGCCGTCTGGCCTGCCTCGACAAGCGTCGGGGGCAACACGACGGCACCCGCGCTGCTGAAGACCGCGATAGTAGGCTGCCCAGGAGAGCCCACGGTATTGGTATACGCAAACGCGAAGTTTCCTCCGGCCAGCGGCACTACATTGACACTCATATTGGCCGCGACGTTGCTGGCGACGGTCACCATCGCACCTTGCAGCACGCCGAGCTGGTTATAAATGCCGAACTGCAGCGTGCCGCTCTGGGCATAAAACAGCACCGCATTGCCGCTGGCCAGCACGCAGCCGCCGACAATGGCGCCCGTCACACCCATTGGCATCGCGGGGCCAGCCGCATAGGGATAGACTGACGCGATCAAGCCCGCCAGAGGGCGTAGCGCAGCACCGGGACCATTGGGATCAAGGGCGTAGTAGGCTAAGCCGTCGCCCCCCAAGTTCGCAAGCTGGCCTGGCTGTACAGCTTCGCCGGCAATGTAGTTCGTGCTGGCCGAAACCAAACCATTGGCGCCAGCGCCAGAGGCGGTGGAATTGTCGGAAAGAATACGTCCCATAATTGTCTACTCCTTAACGGCCGTGTACGCGTGCAGTCAGCGTCGCTGCACTTGGAAAGACCTGGACAACCTCACCTGCGGTGACCGCCACAGCGGTTTCCTCCAGGACGGCTCCCGCTTTGAGCACCAGTGAAGGCGGCTCGATCATGTCGGCAACTCCCGGTGCGCTGGCCGCTGCGGTGATCGCCAGCGATACAGTGATCGCGTTCAGCTGGTCGCGGTTGACCAGGCGGATGTTGACGGTCCCAATAGAGCCATCACTTGGGATAGCACCGATGGTGGACCAGGAACCAGCGGCGGGGGCGCTGCGTTGTACAAAACTCGGCATGTGTCGTCCTTAAAGTTGTCCAAGAAAATATAAATCGGCGCTGACAGACCGCAAGGCAGCTTCAGCGCTGTTGACGCTGCAGATGTTTGTGCCGTCGCAGAGCAAGTCATACGTGTAGGTCTGCTGCAGCGTGATACCAGTGCCAGCGGCTGTCTTCGCCGTCAGGGAATAGCTGCCGGTACTACGATTGACAACCTTCCACTGGTCGCCCTGCGTTGGCATAACCAGGTTGACGTTGCCGGTGAGTGCGCCGGTCAGAATGATGATTGCGCAGCCCCATTGGGCCTGAGTCAGCACCACGTCCGTATTTCCCGCGACGCTGACCAAGGCGATGCCGCCCAGCGCTGAGAACACAAACGCGTCTGTGGCCGGTGCGGAACTCTTGTCGCCTACAGGCTGGGTCGCGACGGTGGCTGCGAGCTGGCGAATTGCGGCGAGCAGCTGATTAGACTGCGCGGGGTCGAGCGTGATGCCTGCTGCACTGATGGCATTGGCGATTTCCTCCTGGACGGAGTTCAGCCAGGCTGCCGTAACGACGGTGCCTTGGATACCGTTAAATGGATCGGCATCATGGAATAGATGGTCAGTTGAATTGATACGTTGCATAGCTAGTCTTCCAGGTCAACAAATGAGTAGGCTGCTTTAACGCTTTGGAGCCAGGCGTAGACCTGGCTGCGGTCAGCTGCAGAGATAAGCTGGCCGTTGCGGCGCAACCGCACGCGCCAGTACCAGGTCACCTTCGTCGGGTCATAGAGGCGATCACCAGGTGTATTCGCCCCGGCAAAGAAGCCGCGCGGCTCATCGATAATCACGGTGTACCCTGCCTGCTCCAGCAACGACTGGAAGTAGGGTTTGGACAGCCCTCCGGTCTGTTGTACCTTCGCCGTCAGCCTGGCCTGGCGCTCGGAGATGGTCGTCGCTGCCATCAGCCCGCCGTCTGGCAGGCCGTAGGCACGCTCCCAATCGTCCAGCAGCAGGACGGTCGTGCGCGGGTCCATCTCCAGCAGCAGGGCGTCGGCCGCGCTTTGCACCAGGTCCAGCTGACGTGCGACTGCCGCGAGATCACTGCTGAGGACTGGGGCGGCGCGATCATAGGCTTCCTGCGGCAGCAGAAGCTTCAGGAAATTCAGGTGGTTGCTCATCAGGACAGCGCCACCGTTCCAAGGGTTGCCAGCTGCACGGTGCTGGCGTTCACGGCCGTAACGACCGAGGCGGCCGGGCTGACCAGGTTGACGTCGGTCACGCCGGGTACGTCGGTGATGATCGCCAGGATGCGGCTACGCATTACCGTGGCGCCAGGCTCCAGACCGGCGATGTACGCGGCCAGCGCGCTTTGAACGGCCGCCTGCACCGTCGCCAGGCTGACACCTGGCAGCAATGCCACGGTGGCCGCCACGTTCACAGTCTGCAGTGATGCGGTGACGACCATGCAGTCGCCGCCGGATGGGTTCACGCTCTCGATGTACGCCTTAACGGTGTTGAGCAGAGCCTGCGGCGCCGGCACACCATTCGAGAGCACGGCCACGTCGGTGGTGCCAAGACCACGGCGCAGTGGATAGCACCAGGCGGAAGTCACGCCGGGTACTTCCATGGCCCAGCGGCGGTAGTCGTACTGGTTGCCGCCTGCAGGCGGATGGCGCATGCGGTCCAGCACCCGGTCAAGAAGCGACGCGATGCTTTCAATATCGGTGCCGCTCACCATCGAAACAATGGTCGCCGAGGACGAAACACCTGGTGGCGCGCTGGTGAGGGTGACCGCAGTGCCAGCAGCCTGGTTGCCGGCGCTGCCGCTCACGCTGGCTTGTGCGGCCAGTGTCAGCGTACCGTCGCTGCCCAGGTTGCCAAATGCCGTCGTCACGTAGGCCTGCCCGTCGAGAGACTTGCACTCAACGCCGGCATTCACCAGGCTGCCAGGCGTGCCTGTGAAGGTGATACTGCCCACGGCGCCATTGGCCGGCTTTTGGCTCATGCCATAGAGGGTTGCGCGCTGCAGGACGACGTCGTCGTCAGCCGTGTCCACCAGAATCTGCCGCGCCAGCCATGCCATGTTCTGATACAGCCCTTCAATGGCTGCTGCTTCAGCATTGGCGCGCATGCGGAAGTCCGAGTCGGCGCCCACCGCCGCTTGTGGATTCTGGTTGGAGATGTCGCGCAGAATGTCGTCGCGGACCTGCTCGTAGGTTCTTGGAATAAATGGCATGTCGGTCTTGTCAGAAAACTTTTAACGGATGCTGGAACGTTTGCACTTCACCGGAGGCTGCGGTGATCTGGATTGCCAGCACGACGCGGCCGGCGCCGGTCGCATCCTTCACGCGGCCCACTTCCACGTCGATGCCGGTCGCGCGGCCGTCGTCGATCAACGGCTGCAGCGCGGTCGCGGCATACTGTTTGGCCAGCACGCTATAGCGCGTTAAATCCTTCTGGCGCTCCAGCTCGTGCAGTCGGCTGCCGAGAGTCGGATCAGCCCAATAGCTCCCCAGGGGAACGACTAGGCGCAGGTACGCGGCGTTGGCCAGCCCCGCCATCGGATCTCGCACGGGCGCGCCTTGCAGCAGCTGGTAGTCGCAGAGGGATGGTGAAATGAAGATATCCATCACATCGCCTTGTCTGGCGTCGGCGATGCGCCATGGTGGTGACCGTTATAGGCAGCGCGCATGTCGGCCATCGACTTGTTGCCGTGGTCCCTGATATCGCCCTGCGCGGACAGGTCTCCCTTGACCGACACGCCACCTTGTACCGACACGTTGCCTTGGGTGCTGACGTTGCCGTTGTTGCTGATGTCGCCGTCCACGGTTAGGTTGCCGGTCATATGCACCAGGTCCGTTTCCATCGTGACCGATGGGGTGTCGGTGATCTTGATCGGCAGGCCAGCACCCTTTACGACGATGCCTTGCCGCGTCAGGATGATCTGCTGCCCCTGGTCGTCGTAGAGCGCTACCTCCCCATTCTTCAGGCCCTTTAGGCGGTACTGGGTGTGCTCGGTGGCGATCACGATGCCGTGCGCCGTCCGACCACCGATGGGCAGTACAACCAGCTGCGTGCCGGCGAGCGGGGCCGAACTGAAGCCGTAGTGCTGCACCAGCTCGTTGTCCTGCAGCTGTTCGCCAGCCAGGCCATCCGCCTGGACCAGCTGGATAGGTGGCGTGGTGTTGATGTTGGTGAGCACAGCACGAAACGCAGTGCGAACACGCGCCAGCGCCTTGCCCACAAGCCGTTCCAGATGGTCGTTCATTTAACGTCCTCGAAAGTGATCACGTCGCCAGTAAGCTCATTGCGGCCACGGCGGTGCTTGTTCTTGTGTGGATGGGCGGCGACAACCCACACGCCATCCTCTTTCAATGTCAGCTCGGTGGTGGTGCCGTAGCCACGGCTACGCAGGAACTTGCGCGCCATCAGGAAATACACACCGTCCAAGTCCAACAGGTCGGACTTGATCCGGACGCGCTGACCTGGCTGCCACAGTTGGCCGTCACCAGGTTCTCCTGGCGCGTTGATGCGGTGGCCCTGGACGGTGACGTTGACCTGGAAGCCTTTCAGGCGGGAGTCGCCGATCAGCTTGGACGCGCGCGCATTGCACAGGTCCGTGGTGTCGGTTTCGTGGTCGACCACGATCTTGGGACGGTAGAACGTGACGCCGGTATCCTTCGCGGAGCCGCGCAGGTTGTGCTTGCCGCCTTCTTCCTGGGTCGCGTGCGTCTGGCCCAGCACCGTGATGTCGGAGTACCTGTCGGCGACGTTATCGTCCCGCTCCATCACCTCGACGTTGCTGTCGTCGGCGTTGCAGTACAGGACGGCAACTGGCGACGTCGAGTAGTCCGGGCCACCGATGACCAGCGTGCCATCCGGATCAAACCAGGGCCACAGCCCTTCGGACTCGGCCGCATAGCGCAGCACCTCCCAAGCGGTGTCGCCGGGTTCCACGTTGATCTTTTCGCGGGTAGCGCCCGTGCCAGTCGTCTGCAGGCGGACCTTGCCAATGCCCAGCGGGCGGACAATCGAAGTGACGATCTCGCGCAGGGTGCTCATCTTGCGGACGAACACGGGCGCCGAGCAGTCGACCAGCTGGGCGGCCATGTCGCGGCCGGACAGCTGGTAGCTGCGGCCAGACTTACGCATAGACTGCTTGATGCGGTCAATGCGCCCGGTGAGCACCAGGTCGTTGCCTACCCGGACTTCGATTTGCGCGCCGGCCACCACGTTGGGTGGCAGCTTCTGGCCGCGCGCGGCGATGGTGAACTGCCAGGCGTCGGCCGGGATCTGCAGGTCGGAGTCGATCTCGTAGGATTCCCAGGTGGCGTGCGCCTGGCCGCCGATGCACAGCGAGGCCACGTCGTCATCACGCGAGGCACTATTTTGCGTAGGCATTGAGCTTGTCTCCAGCATTAAGGCAATTGGGGTGGCTCAGGTTGTTCAGCCGCAGCAGCTCCAGGGCGCGGGCCTGATCGCCGTACCAGGTGTGGGCCAGCAGGCGCAGCGGCACGGGAGCATCGACCGACTTAACGATCAGGGCGGGACGGGCATTGATGACAGCGCGGCCGGATTCCTGCACGGTCAGCGCGAGCGTCTTTAACGGTTCAGTGATCGGGCGGGCCTGCTCCAGCGGGTAGCGGTCGCGCACCTGATCAATCGCGTCGTTGATGGCTGCGCGCACCGTATTGACCAGCTGCTCGACCTGGGAAGGCGTCAGCCGCGGAGTATTCGATTCGGACGCCAGCACGATGGCCAGCACGCGCGCCTTTACGATGGCCCGCTGGCAGGCGACGTGGACGGTCAGCAGCTTGGAGTCCGCCAGGCTGTCAGCCGGCGCGACCGGATAGCTGGACGATGCAGGCACCGAGTAGCCGGCGCCAGGACCGACGCCAGGGCCGGGAACCGTAGCCGCCGCGCTGGCAGCTTGGGTTGCCTCCCATGCGGCGAAGCTCGCTGGGCTGTTGGTCGTACTTGCCACCACCGGCAGCAGGGAATCGGACGACAGCAGGCGGTCAACCTGGTTGAATGCCTTGCTGGCGAAGTTCTGCAGAGATTCCACTTCCAGCGGAATCTGGTCCACCAGCGCCTGGCACAGCGCCGTGACGTCAGTAATAAAGCCCAGGACGTCGCGGATAGGATCGGTGATGGAGGTCAGGACACCGTGAACCTCATTGTTCAGCGTTAAAAGGAACGTCACGGCTTGCTGGCGCAGTGCGCTAATGCGGCTGAGCGCGCTCATGGAGCCGGTGTCTGCCTGCTTGGCCAGGTCGGCGCAACCACTGGTCAGCTGTTCGCTGGCGCCTGCGTCCACGTCGTCGGCCGCGTCGTCCACGGCGTCGGCCTTCTGGCTGGCCAAGGTGCGGTCGAAGAACGGCGCGGCGGTAACCGATTCCTCAAACTCGATGGTGACAGTGCAGGAATCGGGCGACTCCGCCTGGTGGGCAATGCGGTAGCTCGATACCTGCATCGACTCCAGGCGGCCGAAGATGGGGTGTACCAGCGGGCCGGCGCCGCGCTGATCCAGCACCTGCAGGAAGTCCTGCAGCTGGATTTCGTAGTCGTCGCCAAAGATGATCGCCCGCACAGAGGTGGTGCGGCTGTCGCGGCCCATATCCTCCACGTCCGCGCCATCCACATACGGATACGCATGGCGCGCAAGCGAGCGCGTGGCACCGTCATCGACAGACAGCATGTCGAATTCGACGCCACGGAAGCTGGCAGGAAGGAGGTTATCGGCCCAAGACATGCGCGCAGCTTACGCGCGCGCACGAGTGGCCATAAGGCGGATGGAGTTCGGGGGGAGTGCTTTGTTTGGCTGAAAACGGCTACTTGCGCAGCGCCTGGCGCTGCAGTCGGTTGTCGATTTCTGCCGCGATGTTGCCATTTTCGACCGTCACGCGCACGTCGACCGGGATGGGCTTCTTCGTCAATTCGTCCATCGTCTGCTTGTTGTGCTCGGTCATTTTGTCCAGAATCGCAGCCAGCTTCTCGCCGCCCCAGCTACCGATAGCGCCACCGATCATCGCACCAGGAATTGCGCCGACACCGCCGAACAGGCCGCCAATGGCGCCGCCAATCGCTGAACCGGCGAAACCGCCCACGGTGCTGCCGGCGACGCGCTTGTACTCCTTACGCTTGGTATCGGCGTCCATTTCACCGTCGGAGGCAATCATGCCGCCTTCAATCAGCCCCATGGCCAGCGCGACAGGGCCGCCGACCTTCATTGCACCCTTCATGCCGCCCAGGAACGAGCCAAGGCGGCTCAGCCGAGGTGTGCTGCCGCTGCCTGCAGGCGCGCCGGCCACGCCGCCCTTGCCTGGCATCCGTTCGCGCTTGCCTTCCAGGATTTCCTTGGGCGAAAGCATGGACGACGGGAAGTTGGTGACAAACACCCGCTGCACGGCCGCAGCGCTGGCCAGGCCGCCCATCGCACCTTCTGCCATGCCGCCAGCCTTGCCTGCCGCACCGTTCTTCCACCGGGCATATCCTAGCTTGCCGGCCAGCAGCACGCCCGCGCCGGCCAGGAGGGCCGTACCCATGTTCTCGCTGGCCCAGCTGGTGACGCTGGCGGCGACGGACGTAAAGCCGCTGGCCGGCTTACTCAATGCGACCTTCTGGCGCTCGATCTCCGCCGCCTTGATCTTGCCAGGATTGGATTCGCGCATCTCTGCCAGGTTCTGTTTGAGCTGGCCGCTTTCCTTGGCAGCCTCGCCGCGCTTAATCATCGCCAGCAGGTTCGGATCGGCGTCCGTGTCTTTTGCATCCAGGGCGCGCATCATCTCGATCCAGAACATGCGGGTATGCTGCTCCCTGAAGCCTGCCTCACCCAGCTTGAAGGGGTTATCCAGCCCTTTTTGCTTCATCGCTTTGGCAAGCGCAATGATGCCCTCGACCCCGTCTTGTCCCTTGAAATGGCCCTGCTTGTCAAAGAAGCTCTTGAGGTCAATGCCCATGTGGCGCAGGCCCTTGACGTAGTGCGGCGACGTCAGATCGGATAGACCGTGCTCGGCCATCACCGTGACTTCGGACGGCGTCTGAACCGTCGCATTGCGCATCAGGCGCTGCGTGAGGGCGCCCAGCAGGTTTAGGCCGCCTTCACCCTTGAGGCCCACGTTCTGGCCAGCATTGAGCAGCAGCGGCGCCTGGCGGGCCATGTCCTTGGTTTCAAACCGGCCGCTGGTCGCATGGTAGTACAGCATGTCCAGCATCTGCGGCACACGGTCTTCCTGGATATTGCTCTTGGTGACCATGTCGAAAACCATGTCCGCAATCTCGCCTGCAGGCGCCTCGAATACCTGGGCGGCGTTGGCCACCGCTGGCGCCAGGCTGCGAATCTGGTCATTCTTCAGGCCGGCGTTGGCGAAGCGCTGGTGCATCTGCAGCACGTCCAGCGGGCTGTTCAGCGAATCCTTGGACAGATCGATGGACGCCTGGCGCATCTGCGCCAGTTCCTTGGTGGTCGCCTGGGCGTTAAATTTGATCTTGAGCAGCGTGCGCTCGAATTCCAGGTTGTCGTCAATGACCGACTTCAGCGTGTTGGCGCCGACCATGGCGCCGTAAGCACCCGCGACCTGGGAAACAACGCCGAATCCGTTCATGGCGGCATGGACTTCCCGCGCCTTGCTGCTCAGCTCCGACAGGGCCTGGCGCCCCCGCGTGCTCAGCTCGGTGAATTTGCGCCTGGCGCTGTCGGCTCCGGCGCCGACGTCCGAGATGCGGCGCTTAACGCCGTCCAGGCCGGTGCCGACGGCGCCAGGCGCAAATT